CAGGAATATCATCCCAGTCCCGTTAATATTGAAATTGGCATAATTGAAACAGATGACATCGAAAACGTTTATAGCAAAGAATCTAAGAGAACCCATTAGCTGCTACGAAGAGAGCACGTGGCACGCCAACGGCACTCCCAAATGGGAGAATGACACATACTCTGTGTGGGATGATCGTTTCCCCGTCACTCCCGGACATCTGCTGTGGATACCCAAAAAGAACATGGTGGGACATGTGAGAGTGACCTACGGAGCAGCATATGAATATGGACAGGATCGTATAGAGTCAAAGGAGTGGGCAGGATTCAACATAGGACAGAACATGGGCATGGCAGCAGGACAGACCGTGCTGTGGCCTCACATACATCTCATACCCCGACACGAAGGAGATTGTGATCCTGGACGCAACGGCATAAGATTAAGTTTCCCCAACGGAGATCACAAAGAATATTATTAGAATGGCCAAAAGACAACCATTAACCAACTCTGAATGGAATCTGTTGCGAGCGCTGGAAGAAGAAGTGTATACTGTAACAAATGAACAGAAAAATTGGCCCACAAAAACATGGTTAAAAAAAAGAATAAAAGAACTAAAGGAACGAGCAGGGGAGGCCCCATCTTCGTGAGCCCGGACGGTGGCGAGACCGTGTACGAGCAGAAGCGTGGTGGTGGATGGGGTCGATGTGTTCACAAGAGCGAGCAAGCCAAGTTAATGGATCAAGCACAGGCCGAGATGGAGATGATGGGCACGGAAGCCATACGCATGAGACAGAAATATCCAGCACTGCAAAAAGCATGGGATCAGTATAAATTACTATGGAATGTGATAGTGCATGAAGAATATGAGTATTGATACCAAGCAGAGAGCGTGTGGCGAATGCACGAGATGTTGCGAAGGATGGTTGCGTGCCAGCATCAAAGGACGGAAAGTTTATCCTGGACACGGCTGCTATTTTCTTGGAAAAAACTGTACCATCTATGAGGACAGGCCTCTTAATCCTTGCCAGACTTATAGCTGCGAATGGTTGAAGAATGAACAATTTGATTTTCCGGAGTGGATGCGTCCAGATCTAGCCAACGTGATAGTTACTGAGAGAATAAGAGAAGGAATAAGCTATCTCGAGGTCAGAGAGACGGGCCGAGAAATCAGCGCAATGGTGCTTAATTGGCTGGTACAGGAGACACTGCGTTTACAAAAGAATCTACTGTATAGACTAAGCGGAAAAATTTATAAAATAGGCAGCAACGAATTTCATGAGAGAAGCAAAGATTGGGCACATAATGATTACTAAACAGAAAAGAGTCCAGGAAGATCCTATAATACTAGTGCCAGGAGCAGAGGAAGAAGTGTACGATCTCAGCTGGATGATACGGGACGATCAGATGTTGGAAAAATCAGTAAAGAAAGCACCTAAGAAGAAAAAGAAATGAGCGTTGTAAAATATTTTGTATTGCCAGACGACAAGGATTCAATGGGCGGCAACGTGGCCGAACCCTGGGGCTTTGCTGACGCACTTATAAATCCAGGCAAGGATACCGACCTTAGGGAGTTCTGTGACAACAACCAAGTGGACTATGGGCACCAATGCTCCAAGCTCAACACTTTCGTTTTCAACAGCGTTGCCTACTACTGCTCCGCAAAGACTGCGCAGGCCATGGAAAAGAAATTCAAGATCACTGCGGTGGTCACTGACAGGGAGCAGCAGAAGGAGCACAAGGAGAAACAGAAAGAGATCAAGCAGGAGATGCGCAGCGATGAATGGTTAACGGACAAGGTAATCACCGACTGCGGCGAGCTGCTGAACAACGGATTGAAGAGATACAAGTTCGTGCAGGAGGTGCGTGATAGGAATCCAGAGATAGCGCACACACGCATGACCAGGCAGATACAGCAGATGTTCGAGGGCGGCATGCTGGCGGCAAATGACCGGGGAGTCATAGTGGCCGGAGACAAATTTCCAAAAGACAAGATGGCAGCCAAGAAGATGGTGGAAGTGAAGGACCTATATGGTCGAGTGAGGACACGTGCGGAAGATCCCACCACTTAGAGAGGACCTCATGGTCCAGCAGCAGATACAGGGAGCATGGCAGCACATGGTGGCCGTGATATGCCTCAACCAGACCTACAGGAAGCAGGTCAAGGAGATACTGCCGCAGTTGTTCCACATATGGCCCACGCCGGAAAAGATGGCCCGGGCACCGTTAAATAGACTGCAGCGATTGATCAAGCCCTTGGGCATGTGGCGTGTGAGGAGCAGGAGGATAAAACAGATGAGCCGGGAATTTTTAAGTTGGGATGGCATAGACGCCACCGATCTGCATGGCATAGGCAGATACGGCAGCGACAGCTATCGCATATTCTTCAAGAAACAGTACAAGATCAGAGTCACAGACAAGGAACTGAAGAAATATCTAATCAAAAAGAAGAGGGCAGCATGACCAAGTTCGTGTCGATCATAGGCAACGGCGAGAGCCGATTTGGATTTGATCTTGTCCCATTGAAGAAATTCAGCACAGTGGTTGGTTGCAACGCACAATTCAGAGACTATAATTTTGATTACTTCGTGTGCGCCGATCGCCACATGTGCCAGGAGGCTGCCAACACAGTAGGCAAGCACGTGACCATTTACACTCGACAGCGATGGCATGCAGAATTTGCCATGTGGCCCAACGTCAAACCACTGCCGGATCTGCCCTACGAGGGAGACAAGAGGCAGGATGAACCGTTCCATTGGGGCACAGGCCCATATGCGGGTGTCGTAGCTCTCACATTCAAGCCCAAGGCCATATTCATGATAGGATTTGATCTACATCCTACGAAAAAAGATGTAGTGAACAACATCTACAAAGATACCAAAGGTTATGAGTATATCAAACGTCCTGTGGATCCCTCTTACTGGGTCCACCAGTTTGAGAAACTAATGGCACTGGATAACTGTCGTTGGATCGTGGTCAACCGAGAGGGTTGGACTCTGCCCACGGAATGGAGCCAGCACAAGAATGTTTTCCCAGAGACCTATGAGGGCATGGCCAAATACATCAACGAGAAGACCGCGGTTAAATAGCACTATAATATATGTCAACAGAGCTGATACAACAACAGATAGACCAGGAATACGCATATGGATTCACCACTGACATAGAGTCCGTTACTGCACCCAAAGGCCTCAACAAGGACGTGATCAGATTCATATCCAAACAGAAGAAAGAACCCAAGTGGTTGTTGGAGTGGAGGCTTAAGGCATACGATTGCCTGCAAGTGATGACGGAACCCAACTGGCAAAAACCACAATACCCCAAGATAGACTATCAGGACCTGTACTACTATTCAGCACCCAAGAGCTTCAAAGAAGGACCAAAATCACTAGAGGACATCGATCCGGAGATAAGGAAGACCTATGAAAAATTGGGCATACCGCTGACGGAACAGATGAGGCTGGCCGGAGTTGCGGTGGATGCCGTGTTTGACTCAGTGTCCGTGGCAACCACCTACAAGGGCAAGCTGGAGGAGATGGGCATCATATTTTGCTCCATATCCGAGGCAGTGCAAACCCACCCAGAACTTGTTAAAAAATATTTAGGTTCGGTCATTCCTTTAACGGATCATTACTTCGCCACGTTGAATTCTGCCGTGTTCACGGATGGGTCTTTTGTCTACATTCCACCGGGAGTGAGATGCCCCATGGAACTTTCAACTTATTTCAGGATCAATGCATCCAACACAGGACAGTTTGAGAGAACTCTGATCATAGCAGATCGGGGCAGCTATGTCAGTTACTTGGAAGGTTGCACAGCACCCATGAGAGATGAGAATCAACTACACGCGGCCAACGTTGAGCTAATAGCTCTAGATGATGCTGAAATTAAATATTCAACAGTTCAAAATTGGTACCCGGGAGATAAAGAAGGCAAGGGTGGCATCTACAACTTCGTGACCAAGCGAGGATTGTGCAAAGGCAACAACAGCAAGATATCCTGGACGCAGGTCGAGACAGGTTCAGCTATCACTTGGAAATATCCCAGCTGCATACTGCAGGGAGACAACTCATCGGGTGAATTCTATTCCATCGCGATAACGAACAATTATCAAAAAGCAGACACTGGCACAAAGATGATACATATCGGCCGAAACACCAAGAGCAGGATCATCTCAAAAGGAATATCCGCTGGCCATGCTGACAACACCTATAGGGGATTGGTAAGCATATCAAAGAAGGCAGCCAATTCAAAAAATTACACACAGTGTGATTCTCTCTTGATCGGCAGCAAGTGTGGCGCACACACAGTGCCATATATTGATAACAAAAATTCAACCTCCACCACTGAACATGAGGCAACAACATCCAAGATCAGTGAGGAGCAATTGTTCTATTGCAAACAAAGGGGTCTGGATCTGGAACAGGCAGTGGCCCTGATAGTGAATGGTTTCTGCAAGGAAGTGCTGCAACAGTTGCCCATGGAGTTCGCAGTGGAGGCACAAAAATTAGTCGGCATCAGCCTGGAAGGCAGCGTTGGTTAATTGATATCAACATAGATATTGACAGAATACAAATAACAGCTACAATTAGAACATGTCAAAAAAACATCAAGAAAGCATCAAATGTTTAATGGACTCCACAGAAGCATTACTGAATGCCATGGAGAAACACGGCATGGATCCAGAAGCTCTCAGCAAGACCCCAGAGTTCGTGGTATTGGTACATTTCTTAAAAGCCATAATCGATGGCAAAATGGAGATACCCAATCATCTCAGTGATCGCATAGCCGAGTTAGCGGACGTTTTAGACATTGACAAAATCACCGGCAGTACGTTACACTAACATAATTAACACAGTGGTCTCAAAGACATTCATTCCCACTTTAAATACTCTGCATGTCATAACAGGAGAAAACAAATGACATACTACTCGACAAAAACATACGATCACACAGAAGGTCTAAGTTGTGCGTTTAGACAATGGAGAGCCAAAGATTCACACTGCAGATTAATACACGGCTACTCGCTGGCATTCAAATTTGTATTCGGCGCAACCTCACTGGATGACAGGAATTGGGTGCAGGACTTTGGTGGATTGAAAGACATAAAGGCCTGGTTGAAACAACAATTTGATCACACACTTTGCATAGCAGAGGATGATCCAGAATTACAAACACTCATGCTGTTGGATGGTCATATCGCGGACATCAGAATGTTGCCAGCAGTGGGCTGTGAGAAATTTGCCGAGCATGTGTACAACTATGTAAGTAAGATCATAGAACAGAGCAGCGGTGGCAGGGTATGGTTAGATTCCGTTGAATGTCGTGAACATGGAGCAAACAGTGCAATCTATCAAAGAGATTGAAATAGTATTAAGGAATCCCGAAGATACTAGAGACACATTGTCTTATTTTATCGACATTGAGGCCACGGATTTTAATCTTCGTTGGCTTGAATTACTCAAGCAGAATCTTAAAAATAATTTACATCTAGAAAAAAACTACTGCTGGTTGGGCTGGGCTGATTCGCCACGAGATGCTGAATATCTATGCCAACAAATAAATCAAGCTATATTTCAAATCAATTGTTTTAATTCCACAAACTATTGGGGAGTGGCCGGCCTAAAATCCTATCCAATTGATGATCATTTCAGCAGAGAGATGGTCATAGATAATGATCTTAGGTTGAAACACGATGCAATGAACCGGCTGCATAGATACTTTGAGGACCTGCAGGGCGAGGTAGGTAAACTCAGCCCCTATTATCGTCTGGCCGATTATGAGACCAAGTGGGCCATAAGGCAGCTCAATGACCTTTGCCACGAGCTGGAGAGCTGGGTGCTGTCCAACAGGAAGAAGCACACCGCACCAGAATGGCAGAGACCTTCACAGATAACAACTTTCCTCAATGCGCCAAGGCATCATTTGAAGGCGGGGGACTACGATCTATTCTTGAAAAATCGCTATGACCGAGTGCTGGGCGGCGTTTACCTCCACTGGGCGCAGATAGGCAAGACACATCTAGAAGTTTTCAGAGACGAGCAGGGCAAGGACATCAATGAGGCAGTGTGTTCCGCCATCACCTGCCTGCAGTATTATTCCGGAGAGTTTGATGTGGAATGGGGCAGAGATGTCGTGGACGATGGATCGCACCCGTGGCACAGCGCCGAGCAATCAAAATTCAGGAAATGGTTGGAGAGAAACAAGATCAACTATGATGATCCAAAGTTGAGCTTTGGCTACATCAAGCTGGGGCAGATCAATTTGGAAAAGAGTTTTGGCACTAGAGACTTTTTCGAGATAGTAAAGAAATTATCCCTACATCTTGATGTTTATAGAATCACGGCCGACGGGGTTACCGGCACGTATGACTACGTGTGGAATGATGATAACTATAAAAAGATGCAGATAGACTTCCTGAAACCTGGATATGATTGGAGCAAGAACAATGCCTAATCACGTGCTATGTGTCAAATGGGGCAACAAGTACACCAGCGAGTACGCGAACGTGCTATACAACATGTGCAAGAGGCATATCTCTTTGCCATTTGAGTTTCATTGCTTGACTGAAAATCCTGTTGGATTGGCGCCCGGTATTCAAATCATATCATTGCCCGCGCATTCAGGAATTAAGACTTGGTGGAGCAAACTTTACATGTTCTCTCCCGATCTGCCGGTCAATGGCAGCATTTTATATTTTGACCTGGATGTAGTAATTTTTCAAAACATCGACTGCTTGTTCGCCCACGACCCAGGTAATTTTCAGATAATCAGAGATTTTAATAGGTGCAGAGTCAAAGATTGGAAGACAAGCAACTCTTCTGTGATGCGCTGGGAGACAGGACGTTTGGATTATCTTTGGAATGAATTTAGTGCCAACCCTCATAATATAATTTCTGCAAACCACGGTGATCAGGATTACATAACCAAACGTGCCGCTAAAGATATTAAGCACTGGCCGGACTCGTGGATAAGATCCTACAAGTGGGAGATGCATCCATTCACTAGTAGATGCGTTAACAATGGCAACAAAAAAACTTTTCCTCAATTACCTAAAATTGATAAAGACAACATGGTTGCCGTTTTCCATGGAGAGCCCAAGCCATCCAATTGCGGAGATCAATTCGTCATTGACAACTGGCGATAGTGTGCTACAATAAAATATGACAAAACGTATAGGTTTTTGCTGCAAGTGGCTCAACGACAGATCAGAATTTGGTGGCATGAAAGTAAATGCAAAAGATAGAGAGCTCAATGGCAGAAGCACAACCATGCGCTGGCTGCGAGAACATCCAGAAGAGGCAGAGCAGAGGCAATGGGACATAATGAACCACAACGCCGCGGCGGCAATCCGCATGATCGAGCGTGTGGGCACCTTGCCGGCCGAGCGCAGAATGGTGCGCCTGGGATCAGAGATGCTGCAGGGCTACACTGAAAAGAACTGGATCGACTGGTGGCAGCGCAGGGAGATACAGGATCATCTCTCCCGGATATTCGCCCCAGTGGGCGAAGCCGCTAGAAAAAATGACGTCAAGATCAGTTTCCATCCCGGACAGTTCTGCGTGCTGGCTTCAGAGACCCCGGACATAGTTGAACGCAGCATATTGGAATATGAATATCATGTGGACATGGCACGCTGGATGGGCTATGGTCGATCATGGCATGATGGCTGCAAGATCAATGTACACATATCTGGCAAGCAGGGGCCTGATGGTATTATTAAAGTGTTGCCGAGACTGAGCTCTGAGGCACGCAATCTCATCACTATAGAGAATTCGGAAATGGGTTGGGGGTTAGATGACTCTCTTAAATTAGAAAAACATGTTGCCTTGGTGATGGACATACATCATCATCTAATCCGCGATGACGAATATATACAGGCCAATGACGACAGGGTAAAGAGAGTGATAGATTCATGGCGAGGAGTGAGACCAACCTTGCATTATAGCTATTTCAGAGATGAAGCTTTAATGCCCGCTTTCAAGGATCAGCCAGAAAAAATGCACAGTGGCCTGCACAACATCAAGGACTTATTATTACTTGGCTGCAAGAAACAGAAACTTCGGGCACACAGCGACCTATTTCCCAATCATGCCAGCAATGCATGGGCGCTGAGTTTCAAAGAGAACTTTGACATACAGACCGAGGCCAAGGGCAAAAACATGGCCGCAGAACAGCTCTATGAGCAGAGCCTGATAAAACAATAAATATCACTATGTCATTAATGCGACAATACATAGATATAGTAGAAACAAAAAAACGTTCCAGCAAATTGGTGTTGGAGAGACTGCCTTATGGTACGTCTGATCTTGCTCCTGTTTTGAGCAAAGACAACGTGGAATATCATTACGATGTGCTGACTCGTGGATATGTGGATCGTTACAATAACAAAGAAGGTGATCCTGATTTCAATTATGGTGGTGCAATGTTACACAATATTTTTTGGGCTCAATTACAATCACCCCGAGGCACCAACCGACCCACAGGTGCAATCAAAGAATTAATAGAAGAAAAATATAAATCATTTGCAGAGTTTTTAGATGCTGTGATTATTAAAAGCATGAGCATACAGGGATCAGGATGGGTATATTTGTCTAAATCAGGAGAAATTAAAAACACTCCTAACCAATCGTATAAAACTGACATACTAATGCCCATAGACATGTGGGAGCATTCATTCATGGATTACATGCCTGCCAAAGATGCCAAGAAGAAATACATTACCGCGGTAATGCGTATCGTTAATTGGTCTGTGATCAACGACAGGTTGAATACCAAGGATTAATCCTTTATAATTAATTAATGTTTATAAATTCCAATAATTGGCCATTGGAACATTGGCATATTGAAGTGAGCTCAAAATGCTCTCTAAAATGTCCCCGATGTACCAGACAAGAAGTTCCTGATGGTTCGATTAATACAGATCTCGGTCTGGATTGGTTTAAAAATAATTTTATTGATATATTACCACATGTAAAAAAAATAACATTCTGTGGTGATGATGGTGATCCTGTGTATGCAAGGGAATTTATAGAGATTGTAGAATTTATAAAAGTGTTATTTCCATCGGTGCAGATAGTGATAGTGACCAATGGATCGTATAAAACTCCAGATTGGTGGAGAAGATTATCTAATCTACTCACTCATAGCGATCATATACATTTTTCCATTGATGGTTGGGATCAAAACAGCAACCAAATTTATAGAGTTAATTGTGACTGGGATAGTATCATACAAGGTATCAGCAGTGTTGGTCGAGAAGAGTACTCTGTGTTCTTAACCTGGGCTGCCATAGCATTTCGTTTCAATGAAGATAAAATAGATCACATGCGACAAATAGCTCAAGATTTGAAATTTGATTATTTTCAATTAACACACAGCACTAAATTTGGCAGCAATTATTCTGCTTATCCTTTAAGTGATCCTCTAGAACCCAGTAATAAATTTGTAGCACGGGGAAGATTTTCTAGAAAAATAGAAAATATATCCAATAGACAGTGGAATGATAGATGCATCGATACTTTTAGAGATAGATATAAAAATTTAAAAACTATTGGAAATATACAACCCCTGTGTTCTGTGGGTAATAAAGGTTTATATATTAACTCTCAAGGTACATTTTATCCCTGCTGTTGGACTGGATTAAGATATTCTCATAATAATAATATTTTTAATTATGTGGATCAAACAAACAAAACCATAGCAGAGATATTGAATGATCCCAATTGGTCAAAACTGTTCGATTCCATGAAGGACGACAGTTGTCCAAACGAGTGCCGAGAAAAATGCAGCAAGAATTTATGGTCAATGGAGCATGCCACATCATGGTGAAACAAAAAAGACGTAAAAGATCTGGTTATCTACAGCGTTTCCGACACAACATAGATCTCAACTCATACGGTGTGGATGGTGATCTCATAGCATGGTGCAAGAGGCACAGCATGGGATCATGGGGTTGGTGGTTCTGGACACACCCAGACTGGCACAATCTTGACTATGACACCTATGACGAGCGTGCCTATGGTAAGAATCGTGCCTACATGAGCTTCCAACTCAAGCGAGATGCTGTGCGTTTTTGGTTCTGGTGGCAGAGGATGGGAGAGCATGCGAATAAAAGATAAGATACAGCACTGGGCAGATAACTTGAAACTTCTGAGTGGCACAGATAGATTAGAATATCTAATAGAATTGGGTCGCAAGTTGACTCCATTGGATGAAAAATTCAAAATAGACAGTTTCAAGATACACGGCTGCGCCAGCAACCTTTGGCTGGTGCCGCGATTCGAAAAGGACATCATGGTGCTTTCAGCCGATGCGGAGGCCTTCATAACCAAGGGCACAGCCTACATGGTGCTGGACATATTGAACGGCCAGCGCTACGGCAGCATAAAAAAAATAAAACGTGAGGACTTCGCGCCCTTGGGCATGGCGGAACTGCTCAGTGTGCAGAGGCAGAATGGCCTGGGCCTGCTAATTACTACTATAAAGAAATACGCGGACAGCCGATGAGAACTTTATACGAATCCCACTCTCTTTGCCATATATGTTACAGGCACATTCCTTCACAGGTCACTGTGGAGGACAACGTCCGCTACATCAACAAGTCCTGCCCCGAGCATGGTGATTTCAAAATAGTTCAGGACCCCGACGCTGAATTCTGCGAGAAGTTGGAACAACGAATCAATAGGTTCTACAACAGGATCTTGATGATAGAGGTGACCAACCGCTGTCAGCTGGCATGTCCGCACTGCTATCACATACCCGACAACAGGGAACGAGATATTGATCTTCAATACATTTACAATCACATCAGCACTGCTCCTCCAGCGATAGATCATGTCATACTTGCCGGGGCGGAGGCCACAGTGAGGAGGGACATGTTTGACATCATTGACAATGTAAGAGCTTCGGGCCGCAAGGCAGTCATACTGACCAACGGGGTGAGGCTGCACGAGAAAACGTTTGTTGAAAAACTGCAGGAGCACAAGACTCACGCAGTGCTGATAGGTCTCAATCACTGGAGCTACCAGGGCCGAGACACACACGAAAAACAACTGCAGGGCATCAAAAACTGCATAGACATGAATTTGCTTTTCCACTACATAGGATACACTGTGGAGAGCTATGAACATCTCCGGGACGTCTTGGAAGAGATCAACACATTTCCCTACTACAACAGCGGCAAGAAATTCCAGTTCAGGATCAGGTTGGGCAGCAACATAGGCAGGGTGCCCAGCGAGCCCACGGCATACATCAGCAAGAACTACAAGATGATCGAGCAGATAGCAAAGTCCATGGGGCATGAACTGATCAGTGCTCATGAGCTGGGAGATGACAACATGTACCACATGATGGCCTACATGAATGGACATTTTCTAAGAATCATACAATGGCCTGATGCCACCAACATAGACATGCAGCAATTGAAACATTCGCCATGGGCCAAGTTCAATAGACAGGACTACATGACCAATTTTGTTCATCAGGTCATCACACGTGATGCTTATGTCAACAAGGGATTGCCCGTGCTGGACAGGGTGCCCGAGGCATATACCTACAGCGAGAAGAACGACGGGGATATAATTTAAAGTTTCCTATTAGATAATTTTTCTCTTCTCGCCTTTTCTCTTGATGTCGAGAGTTGAGCAGTGTATGCCACCTTCCCAAAATAGATAGTGTCTTTGGGGGATGACGTGGCAGTCTATCCGCAGTGTTCTCAGCTTGGCAAATAGTTCGGGCAGGTGCCTACCAAACACAATGTTATGCCTGTCAATCACTAGCACATTGAGATCGAAGCACACTTCTTGGCAATAACCTCTCCAGTTTTCTAAATACTTGTCCAACCATGCCACATCCATTTTGTCCTGCGCCTGTGCGTAATCCTTTGCGAATCTGTCTAGCTTCAATTTGGGCAGGCAATCACCAACGTCAACCAGTTTCTTCTCACGCAGGCATTCAGGAACCCAGTCCAATCCTGCGTGGATCACTGTGTCATCATCTATCATTATGAAGCCATGGTCGATGTGTCCGAATCCCTTGGAGCGTGTGCCCGTGTTGTGATAGAACTTGAATTCTGGCAACTCTCGGCGGCACCACTCCAGTCCTGTCTCCGACCCCGGCCCCTCATGGTTAACTATGACAGCATCGCCCGCACGATACATGGTGGCGGTGTGCCACAGCACCCTATCCGGCAACTTGTCTTTGTAGGTCCTGTCGCTGACGAACCAATCATGCTCCGTGTTGAGGTTGGTCAACATGGGCGGCGGTTGGCTGATCCAGCGATAACCCTCTCTGAACATCTTTTCAAATATGTGATAGTAACTGATAGAATCAAAATATCTGTCAGTGTAACTGGTGTAGGTTTGTATTATGGTTTTGCCTAGCACCAGTAATGCGTCTCTCGGAACCACAGGTGCCATGGGCAACCTTATGTCAAATGTAGGCATCTTCACGCTGTCATAGCGGTGCAACACCGGACGCTCAACATGTATGTTGCCTTTCTTTAGGAATTCCGCCAGACTGTCTAGATCCTGTTTGGTTTCTCCTAGTATCTTGTTGAACTGTGTGGCATTATTTTCCAACAGATGATCCACATCGCCGGGAGCATATGTGTCTCCCACTATCACGCTCTCCAAGGGATCATATTCAGTGTAGGTCATCGCAGATGTTCCTCCAACACGGAGAAGTATTCATCTGTGGCATTGATCGGCAACACAAGGAAATGCTTGTCTTTCTTTCTCTTGATCTGTAATATTGTTCCATACTCTCCCAGCACCTTGTAATCCTGCGCTGCAAATATGGCGTGGGCCTTGGCGATCACCGACTGATGTTGTTGTAATATGTTTTCTTGCTCCAGGATGTCTAAATATTTGTTACAACTCAATATGCCAGGCAGCGAGAAACTGTAGGTGAAGCCATGATCCCAATTAAATTTATCTGGCAATGCCTCTGCAATCTTCTTGTTGTACAGCGTAATGCTGAGAGGAAAATAACCCGCGGTGATGGCCTTGCCCTGTGTGGTGATGTCTGGAGTTATTGGCAGTGTCTGCCAACCAAACACAGTGCCGGTCTTGCCTCCGCCTATGAATATGTCGTCCACAATCACCAACACCCCTTGCTGCTGTATCTCTTTGATCTTGCCCCAGAAATCCGTGGAGCTGGGCTTGAGCCCGTCACCGTATGGACAAGTCTCCACGATCACGCATATCACGTCCGACCAATCATGATCTGCCACTGCAAAGTCTCTGGGCAGTCTCTTCACCGAATCATAAGGACGCAGGGTGTAGAAGGGATCTTCTAACATGCTGTCCCCCATGCTGTAATTTAGGAAAGTTGAACCATGATAACTGTCTTCAAATGACACGATGCGGTATCTTTTTGTTTGTCCTATCTGCTTCTGGTATGCGCTGGCCAGTTTCACAGCACCTTCATTGGCGTCGCTGCCACTGAGAGCAAATATGCTGTTGAACCCAGTCATGCCATGGATACGTTCCGCCAAGGACCATGTTATGTCGTTGAGTTTTAATGTGTCATCACAATAAAAGCTCTCGGCCACTTCAGGTTTGGTTTTCATGTGTTCACACACATAATCTATTATATCTGTGCGTTGAAATCCCAAAACAAAGCAACCAAAATGCAACACTGGATCTATTTGTTTGGTTCCATTCAAAATGTTGCCATACTGCCAATAAGGTTGTGATGGTCCCACAGGGTTCTGCTCACCACATATCAATCCTGGAAAAGTTTTCATAATGTCCAACATTGCCTTTCTGTTGTGATGTATAGGGTCACCCGCCATTCATTTGAAAAGTTCCAGCTGCCATGTGATTGTTCCGGTAGGAAGCTAACGATGTCTCCCTCTCCTATATAAATTCTCTTTTGATCTACTTCAAATCCCACAGTGTCTATGTTGTCGCTGGGAATACGAATTCCTATCAGTGTGGGTATAAGATCTATCACACGATCATTGATACGATCTATTTTGTCTTGATGCACGGGAATGACACAGCCTGGTTTGGTGAAGTTCACTGCCACATGTATTATGCCCGGCACGTCTTTGGTAGCCCCATGAGTCCGAGACCATTGTTTGCTCCATTTGGTTTGTTTATAAAAATGTATTATCGGAACTCCCCACCATCCGCAGCGTGGGTCAAGCACCTCCGCCCCATACACCTGGCCTGCGTTTACTGATTCTTTTTCGATGTCGTGATTTTGTTTCCAATCATTCCAGTCTGCTCTGGCATGGTTGTATAGGCCTTGGAACAATTCATGGTGTGCGCATTGGGCCGGTGAGATCATTGCAGATCCTCTCGCAGTGCGTCTCTGTTCACAAATAATTGCACGCTGTATCTGTTGTTTGCTCCATTGTTCACCACGCTGACGGCATGCACATCTCTTCCGTTGTTGATCACTGCCCTGTTGAATATGGGTTCATAGAATGTGCCCTGCGTTGATGACTTGCTGTCCTTCAACATGAAACTTCCGTACCAGTTTGGTTTCCATTCTTTGTTGAGATATATGGATATGCCCGACACATCTCGGCATCCCGAGCATTCGGAGCCACCATGTTCATACTCATCGTGCTTGTCCGTGTGCCACCCCACTGAGCTCAGCGGATATGCGTTGTATATCATTGCTTCGTAATCCTTGGGCTCTTTTATCAATATGCCCTGCTGCAGCAAAGTTTCTTTGAGCCTGTTCGCTAGATCTTTATCTAGCGAGGCAATGTAAGGAGCCATGCTCTCCACGATGTAATTCTTCAACTCTTCCTTATAGAATGAATGGCCATGTATCCACACAGGTTTGTCCAACTGACTGATGAGATATCTTTCCAGCTCATTGGCAAAATCCAAATTTAAAAAATCATCTATCACTTTCATAGGTCAAAACTCGTTTCCAGAACGCTGAGGCAAAGCGACACCCTGTCCTGATTTGTGTGGTTGTACACCGAATGTGGATTTCGACCTCCATCCAGGCACAGTATGGAATCCTCTGGCAGATACAGCCTCCTGTCACCCCACTGCATGCCACACTCCATTTCCGTGGCCTTGGGCTGTTTGAGGTAGTACATGATGGTATAGGTTCGATCTGGCCTGCGATCATCCATGCCCTCGATGTGGCTCCAATCTGTGTGCTCGGGCATGATTGAACCAGCGGGAACAACTATGATGGCAGAGTAACTGATGCCATCAAGGGTGCGTATGTCCTCGACCAACCCACGCCATCTCTCTGGTGGCGTTCTTTCCACAAAACGATTGTATATGTCATAGGAATAAGTGGGCGCCGACGGAGAATGAGTGCCTTTGTCCCATTGCTCATTCCAATCTTCCACCCGGAAGTCTTTCATGTCCTGCTCCACATTGTAGATCTCTTTAGTTCTGCGGAATATGTCCGCCAGTCGCGGATAATCACGATATCGCGTGTAGTCTATCAGCATTTGGTTATTGTAACATAAAACTGCCGCTGATGTCAACTTAACACAGTGATAAGTTGGATATTTTTATATTCATTATAAAAATCATAATTAATAGCATGGAATTGTTTGACCTCACAGAATCAGCAAAGCAGCAGATGACCCGCCTGCTGGAGAAGAATACAGGCAAGCACGCGGTCAGCCTTGCGGTTCAGGGCGGCGGCTGCGCGGGCTTCAAGTACGACTGGGGTTTCGTGGACAACGCCGAACAGGTACAAAAAGACGATGTGGTAATAGAATGGGAAGGTGGCAGATTCGTTGTGGACGCCATGAGCGTGATGTATGTGGCTGGCACCAGAGTGGATTGGAAAGAAGAAGTATTTGGAGCACAGTTTGAGATCACCAATCCCAAGGCCACAGGCGGTTGCGGTTGTGGTGAAAGTTTTGCTGTTTAACTGCTGCCTATGGGACGGTCGCTGCTGGCATCAGTTTTATAAATCCGACGCATTTTAACACTGACTTTTTGAGCAAATCTTTTAGAATCACAAAAACTACACACATGTTTATAATCATTGGTAGCTCTATCCTGATCCACTCGACTCTTGGGTCTCAGGAATGTGATGCCGCAGCAGTCGCATTTGAAAACGTATAAGGTGTTTTTTCTTTTGAAGGTATGATATACACCCAGTTTACTCTGGCGTTCATACAGTCGGAGTGTTTTCAGTGTTTCTATGAACATGATATCCTCTAGAATATTTAATAAATACATGTAAATTTAAATATGACCAGATTAATCACATCCAAGACATCCACAGTGAAAAAGATCGCCGCCAGCGGGGTCAAGAACACCAGCAGTACTATTCCGTTCAACACGGGAAGTTTCCCTGAATCGGAATCCACGTATGAGCTTAATTACACCCTGGGCACTGTCAACACAGACGCATCAAACACATACACCGGCGGATTGACCTTTGACGGAGTGTTCACACTGGGAGAGGTCATCTGGGAAAATCTGGATTTGAATGGATGGTTCGAAGGCGAGAAGATCACCTCCAGCGAGGCCACCCCAACTTTTCACTACAACGCCGGCGGCAGCAACTCCGGACCCATCAAAAACGGAACCTCGGGCACGTTCAACACCGACTCTGATGCTGGTGTAAACACCACAACCAATCCATCCAGTTATCAAAATTGGTACGATTATGTAAACAACGTGTTTGGAAACAACCCTACCTATCCCACACAGCAAGTGGATGACACATTCAACCTGAAACGTTCGCCCGGCGAGGAATATCTCTACAGCACCGTGACCGACTACAACGGCACAACATATGACAGCCGCAATTTGACCAACAATGACTCGCTGAACAACACACTCATATACAAGGCATTTCAAAATGTCGGCCCGCAACACAGCAGCGTGATTTGGAACACCAACACCTTTCTAGCCACCAACAGGACAAGCTACATAGCATCCGTCACACGCTACTATCGATGGTTGGCCAGGGTTTTCTATGTGGAGAACAACTATGGCACTTTCCAGATATTGTCCACAGGTGACTACGGCACCACTGTGTCATGGGACATATCCAACATCAGGGTCAATCCCAGCGGCATGGCCTACAACATCAGCACGGGTGAGACAGAGAGCGGCAGCTTGCCATTGTCACAGGGCAATGGACAGCAAAATATAAAGATCAGGGCCTGGGGCAGGAGCCCGGTGGTCACTGGCAAGACCATAACCACCTCCGGCAACACCGGCGGGGCATATTGGGTGCGCTACTACCAGCAGTACATAGCCAGTGGCGTGGCTTTAGATTACCTCTCCGCGGTGGACACTGCAAGTACATATGACAGCACCAGGGGTTATTATTCACTTGGCATCAGTGTGTTCAAAGACCAGTCGGCAACAGTCACTTGGCTAAAGCAACCTCCATCGGGATATGAATACAATCTCGTGGTCAATGCCTCGGTGCCCGCGGGCGTGACTGTGAGCAACAAAACTGCAAACTTCCAGCACGTGGTAAATTTTGATTTCAATCAGGACACCTTCCATTCTCCCATGGAGGTCAGTTCTCTTTACACCAGCATTCCATGGCAGTGGTTCAGGAACATCACAGTGAACCTTGACGTTGAGGGCAGCATCAAGACCGCAGCCATTCACCGAGCAGGAGACAACACCGGGGCTGATTACAAGAAATGCCTGGTTATAGGAGTGCCAGTGGCGGGAGGGCTAACAGGAGCATATGCATACACTTTCAATTTGGACCTCACAGGCACAGATGCCGAGATCAACAACGCCAGCTTTGTGCATGCAGGCGGGGCGGAGGAACAGGACCCGATGTTTGCCGTGGAGGTGCACGACAAGGTATTCAATGCTGGTGATAGTATTTTTGTCAACCCATTGAGCTCAGATGGCAGGGCCACAACTTGGACTCTGAACATCACCGGCGGCCTGGCAAAACTAAAGGGCAGGAAGATAAAATACGGAAGGTACACCAGATGCGTGACATTTTTAAATACCGGCAAAGGTGCGGACGAGGTATACATAGTGGGCTATTATGACACCAATGATTCCACTGCAGTTGTGAGCAATCTCAACTCAGCGCTGGCAAACGAACTTGCAACTGCCAGGGTGTCCAGACCCAGTGCCACACAGGTTTATCTCAACGACACCTTGTTGGTCAGGGACAATGATTACACTTTCAATACAAGTACAAAGGCCCTGGTGATCACTGCAGCACAGGTACAACTGGGAGATGTGGTAGAGATAATCTACTAATAAATACGCTATGAGCAGACTCACAATTGACACCGGCACAGCAGGCAATGCAGCCACAGGCGACAGCCTAAGAGCAGCGTTTACCAAGGTCAATACTAATTTTACGGAATTGTATGCAGAGCTGGGCGGCGACAGCCTGGACGCTATCAGTTTCAACAACAACGCCATCAGCACCGACATTACCAATGCCAACCTCATATTGTCCGGCAACGGCACTGGCGGGGTGGTCATAGAGGACATAGAGATAACCGGCAGCACTATTAATACACTGACCACCAACAATAATTTAACACTGGACACAAATGGCACCGGCAAGGTGATAATAAACGGGCTCAGTTTCCCCACAGCGGATGGCACCGCGGGGCAGGTATTGAAGACCGACGGAGCGGGCAATCTATCATTCACTGCAGTGGATCCCGGAGCCATCACTTTCGTTGGAGATGACAGCACGGGCATAGCCGTTAGCATCGGAGAGACATTCAAGATAGCTGGTGGCACAGGATTGACCTCAGCGGTCAGCGGTGACACAATCACACTGGACATAGACGCAACTGTGGCCACATTGACAGGCTCTCAAGAGCTTACTAACAAGACTATCACATTTGGCAGCAACACTATATCTGGCACAGCAGCACAGTTCAACACCGGCGTTGTGGATGCTGACTTTGCCACCTTGGATGGATCAGAGGTTCTAACTAATAAAACTATCAGCACTGCCAGCAACACCATCACAGGCACTGTCATAACGATAGTGGGTGACGACAGCACAGGTACAGCAGTAAACATAGGTGAGACATTCAAGATCGCTGGTGCAGGATTAGTAACTACCGCAGTGTCAGGTGACACTCTAACAATAACAGGCAGCAAAGATATCAATGTTAATTCCATAACATCTGGAGATTCATCAGCTATACAGATCAACGATGCAGTAAATGTTTCGGGAGCGGGCACGTTCCATGGTTCTGTGAGATTCAATGCAGGCTACACAGAGAAGATCAATGCTCTCACATCCAGCTCTACCATCACAGTGAACTGTGCTGCAGCATCCATTCACACAGTGACCCTGGCAGTGAGCACTGGATTTGTTATCTCTAATCTACCCACAGGTGGATCATTGACTCTAATAATCACACAGGGTGGTTCTGGCTCATACACTGCCACATTTGGCACTGATGGTTCTACCACAGTTAAATTCCCAGGTGGCGCTCCCACACTGAGCACAGCAGTGGGTGCGATTGATGTGGTGACCATTTTCAATGATGGCACCAACTATCTTGGCAACATAGCCAAGGCCTATGCATAAGAGGTATCAATGCCACTGAGATTTTCATCATCTGTTTTTACATCTGCTTCTGCTTCCGCTGTTTTGCCAGCAGGGTATGTGACTTTGGCTGGATTGACATGGGCTCCCATGACCACCGGTGGAACTTATGCTCAGGCTCAAACTCACGCCGCAAATTTTACAGGTCTAGGCTTTCCAGCAGGCACATGGCGAACGGCCACTGTTGCAGAACTTCAAAGTCTCACAGCAGTACTCAGTTATGCTGATGCTCAAAGTGTTTATGGGTGGACATTTTCAAGTCATGCTTTCAATATTTGGAGCTCAGAATCTGGGCGTGTTGTAAATTTTAATACAGGGGCCAATGTTGGAACTTCGAATACTAATAATTTCAATTTTTTAGTTTGCAAAACTCCAATCGTAACTTCAGGTTTGCAATTCAATTTACAAACTGCACCAACATCTGGAACTACATGGACTGATTCTAGTGGCAATGGTCGTAATGCAACACTTGTAGGTTCTCCATCGTATGTTTCAAACAATGGTGGTGGCATAAGACTAAACAATGAGGATGGAAATGGTACGGATTATATTAGTGTTCCTTACAATATTGTTTCAAATACTGTAACAGTTGAAGTGGTTGCTTCATTTAATCCAACATCATTTTGGGGAACTATTTGGGGTAATGAAATTTATAATACTAGCGGGGGATACCTAGCATATATGGATAATTCAACAAATTTATATTATGGTATTCCTAATAATGAAACCACAGTAACCATAACTGATAGTAATGCTATAAGACATTGGATTTTTGTTATCGATGGCACACAAGCTAGTTTATTTTTAAATGATTCACAAATTGGAACAACTGCTACTATTAGTAATCAAACAATCTTTGCGACAAATGATTTTTATTTTGGGGCAAGGCATAATAATGACGGTATAGGTTTTGGAGGAGATACAATGAACAACTCAAATTCAGCTGATTATCCAGTTTTTTATCAGATGCGAGTGT